CGATAGCACCGAACACGGTGTGGAGATCCACCTCGTATACGGTGCCACAGCATCTCCGTCGTCCAAGGACCGTGAGACGATCAATGAATCGCCAGAACCGGCAGCTCTGTCTTGGAGCTTCGATACGGAGCCGGTCAATGTGACTGGTATGAAGCCGACCGCCCACATCGTTATTCGCTCGACGGAAATCGAGAAGGAGAAGTGGACCAAGCTGGAGGAGGCTTTGTACGGGAAGGGCGACACTGGAACCGGCACTGAGCCGAAGCTGCCCCTGCCCGATGAGATCAAGACTCTTCTCCAGTAGCTGAAAGGAGATGGCGGCGTTGCTCCAGCTAGAGATTTCTGGGGGTAGACTATTCGATGAAGCGACAAGCCGATTCATCATTACCCCGGCAGTGACCCTCCAGCTGGAGCACTCGCTGCTTTCTCTGTCAAAATGGGAGTCAGTCCATTGCAAACCATTTGTCAATGCCAAGAACTTGACAAATGATGAGCTAATGGATTACATCACATGCATGTCGGAGACTCCAATTACCCGGCTAGATTTAGACGGGCTTCAGGATGAGCACTTGGAGAAGCTCCAGGAGTATCTCGAGAACCCACACACAGCTACGACGATCAACTCGATAGGCCACGGTGCGAGTTCGCAGATCATCACGTCGGAACTTATATACTCCTGGATGGTCGCCCTCCAGATACCGTTCGAGTGTGAGCGGTGGAATCTCAATCGCCTTATAACACTCATCCGGGTGTGCTCGATCAATAACAACCCCAATAAGAAGAAGCTTTCAAAAGATGAGGTCGCTCGGCAGTATCGGGAGATTAATGCCAAGCGACGAGCGGAGGCCGCTAAAAGGGGGTTCTAGCTAATGCTCTACGTAACCTCACAGGGGGACTTCAGTAAAACCCAGAAGTTCTTGGCGAAGCTTGCGCGCCCTAATATTCTCGAACGCCTCAAAGCCTACGGTTCAATGGGCGTGGATGCCCTGTCGGCGGCTACACCAAAGGATTCAGGAAAGACGGCCGGGTCTTGGGGTTATGAGGTCAAGCAGTCAGGGAAGACTTACTCGATCGTGTGGACCAACACCAATGTGGTCCAAGGTGTACCTATCGCGGTCATTCTCCAGTACGGCCATGGAACTGGTACTGGCGGGTATGTACAGGGCCGGGATTATATCAACCCTGCGATTCAACCGATAATGAGCCGCATAGCGGAAGACGTCTGGAAGGTGGTATCCTCAGTTGAGTAAAATTGAAGACCGCGTAGTCGCAATGAAGTTCGACAACAAACAGTTAGAACAAGGCATTGCACAAACCAGTGCGTCTTTGGCCAAGTTCAATCAGTCGCTGAACTTTGACAAGGCTGCTGCGTCAGCAGACAAGCTCGGTAATGTCAAAATGGAAGGCATTCGTGGAGCGCTGGATAGTATCAAGGAGAAGTTCAGCGCCCTTGATGTGGTTGCAATCACCGCGCTCACGAATGTGACCAACAAGGCGATTGACGCCGGCGGTCGAATTCTCAAAGCTCTGACTCTTGACCCCATCATGGATGGTTTCCGGGAGTACGAGACCCAAATGGGTGCAGTCCAGACTATTCTGGCGAACACCCTGAAGGAGGGCACGAACGTTCAGACGGTCAACAAGTACTTGGACGATCTGAACACATACGCAGACAAAACCATATACAACTTTACCGAGATGACCAAGAACATCGGTACGTTTACAGCGGCCGGTGTTAAGCTGGAGCCGGCGACAAAGGCCATCAAGGGTATTGCCAACCTGGCGGCCCTTTCAGGGTCGAATAGCCAGCAGGCTTCAACGGCGATGTACCAGCTTTCCCAGGCTTTGGCGGCTGGTCGCGTCGGTCTTCAGGACTGGAACTCGGTCGTCAATGCTGGTATGGGCGGTGAGCAGTTCCAGCAGCTGCTCAAGGACACTGCGCTCGCAACTGGAGCCATCGACAAGCTGGACAAAAAGTCCAAGGCGATGTTCAAGAATGGCTCGTTCCGAGACTCCCTTAAGAGTGGTTGGCTTTCGTCAGACGTTCTGACTCAGGCTCTGGATGTCATGACTGGCTCTATGACCAAAGCCGATCTCATGGCCAAGGGTTTTACGGAGTCCCAGGCTGAATACTATGAGAAGCTCGGTCAGACCGCATTCAAGGCGGCGACAGAGGTCAAGACTGCTACACAGCTCTTCGACACCCTGAAAGAGGCGGTTGGATCTGGTTGGGCGCAGTCCTTCCGCATTATACTCGGCGACTTCGAGGAAGCCAAAGAACTATTTACCTGGCTCAACAATTACTTCTCCCCCGTCATCGACGGGATGAGTAACGCCAGAAACCTGATGCTCCAGACATGGAAGGACGCCGGGGGACGGACTGCTATGGTCCAGACCCTGAAGAACATTCTGGAAGGCATCGGGAACATTATTGGCCCGATTCAGAATGCTTGGCAGACGGTATTTCCGCCAGCCAAAGCAGGCGAAGCCCTGGCCGGTATATCCAAGGCGCTGGAGTATCTCACTTCGAAGTTGAAGCCGACTGGCGAGACGGCGGCTAAACTCCAGCGTATATTTACAGGACTATTCTCGATTCTCGGAATCATCAGTGATCTTGTCGGGACTGTTGGGCTGGCATTCGGCACGTTTATTGGGGAGATGTTGGACCTCCTCCCCAAGGGCCATGGTAGCATTCTTGAATGGATTGCAGGTCTGGCGGATTGGGTAACGGGTCTCAGGGCGAGCATTCGCGAAGGCGATGTCTTCATGAATGCTATCCGCAATGCCAGACAGGCTATTATTGATTTCGGCGTGGCGGCTATCGAAAAGCTAACACCGCTGGCTGAAGCGATGGGGGCATTCTTTGCGGATACGGCGAATAAGTTCGTAGAGCTCAAGAATGAGCTTATACCAAAGGCTAAAGAGACTGCTGATGGTGTCAACGAGCAGCTAGCCAAGATCGGGAGTGACACCGCCCAAGGGGCGGACGGGCTTAAGAACGAGGCGATTGAACGCATAACCGCCTTTGCGGGGAAGGTCCAGAGCGCTGCTGAAAAGATCGGTACATGGCTTCAGAAGGCATGGGATAAGGTCAAAGAGTTTGGCGACCACCTGAAGAACTTCTTCAAGAGTGGCGACGAAGAACTCGGTATGAACCAGTTCATGGCGGCCCTCAACCTTACCATGGGCGCCGGAATTGGCGCAATGTTGATTTCGCTGGTGCATAACCTGTCTGGTATAACCAAGAAGGTTAAAAAGGGTATCGGAGAAGTCAACGAGATAATTGAGAAGTTCGGGGCGGTTATGGACGCCGTCAAGAACCATCTCAAGGCGTTGACTGGTGAGGTCAAAGCTCGGACACTTCTCTTGATCGCAGCAGCCCTGGGTGTGCTTGCGGCGTCTGTCGCGCTGCTTGCTATGATTGACCCAGTCAAACTGACTGTGGGCCTTACCGCCATATCGGTCCTCCTGGCGGAGGTCTTCGGTATGATGGCATGGTACAGCAAGTTCAACAAGGACAACGGTCTCGGAGGCCTTGCCCAAGCCGCTACCGGAATGATCCTCATGGCTGTGGCCATAACCATTCTTGCTGGTGCTGTCCGTAAGATGGGAGAACAGGATTGGTGGAGTCTCACCAAGGGGCTCATAGCCACCAAGACCCTGCTGAAGTCCTTGACCAAGGTTATGCAGAACATGGTCAGGAACACCAAGGGGATGGCCGCAGGGGCCGCAGCCCTTGTTATATTTGGTGTGGCCATTCGGGTGCTTGCCGAGTCTGTTAAGACCCTTGGCGATATGAAGCTCGGTGCTTTGGCCAAGGGTATGATTGCGTTCACCACCATCCTGACCTTGGTCCTGGCATTTGTTGAGAACTTTGATTCTCAGATGAGCCTCGAGGCCGGGGTGGCTATTACCGCCCTCGCGCTCGGCATTCTAATCATGGTCAAGGCCGTTGAGCAGTTCGGTAAGATGGACCTCGGAGTCCTTACTCAAGGCCTTATTTCGGTAACCGCCCTGCTGGTAGCCCTGGGTGGCTTCATCCGGCTTGCAGGGAACGGTAAAGCCGCGGCCAAGTCTGGTC